GTGGGAAGATGAAGTTCTTCATTTAGGACTATATCCCAATCAAAGGGATAGTAATGAGAAAATAAATTAGGGATCTGTGTTTCTGGCGGAGGTTCAGTAGTGCCAGGGTTAAAATCAATGATTACCCAAAAGTGCCCTACAAAGTCTCCCTTGTAAATAGCAGTGTATGATCCTCCACCAACACCAGGAGTAAAAAGCCAACTGTCCCACATGCTTAAAGCACGTAGATGTATGTCTAAAGATTTACTACCTGCTGGGTAGAAGATGGAAGGAGGTGTGGGGGATGCTGCAACTCTAAGAGTTGGTCCTTCTTGCGTCCCACTTTCGGGGAGATGGGGGTAGATCTGTTGTCCAAAAAGTGGGGCACAAAGAAGTATAAATGCTATTAAAAAGCGTTTCACTTCTGTTCCCCACTTTATATAGACAGTACTTAGTGAAAAAAACTTTAAAACAATAAATAATTAATAAAAACCGGGGAAGTTGGAGCCCTATCTAATTTAGATGGGGTTTTTTATGGACGCAAACGGGTTTAGTGAACATAAGCTTTTTATTATGTCCAAGTTAGAAGATCAAGATTCTAATATTCATGAGAACAGAGAAGAGCTTAAAGAACTTAGAGAAGAGGTTTCAGTTATGAAAGTTCAAATAGGTAAGCTACAAGCTAAAGCAGCTATAGTAGGTGGTCTTATAGGAAGTGTCCCTGGGATGCTCCACATCTTTTTAGTGTAAGGAGAAACATGCTAAGAAAAAGACATATGCTACGGAATGTTCGCCGCTGCGCTAAAGGGTGCTGACTACCCTACAGGGCAGGAGTGGGAGTATTACCTCACCCCCCAAACCGTAACGCCATTATCCAAGTAACGCAATAGAGAAGCCAACAGGTAGCACAAGACAGGCATCCATCAAAAAGTATATTACCTGTAGGTGAAAAGTATTGGGAGGATAAAAGTATTCCTGTCCAAAATCCCATGCACATGCTGCACGCTAAAAATCCTCCTAGATAAGAACTTTTTTTACTAACAAAATTTCTAATTGGTTCAAACAGTTTTGAAACGCTAATTATTGTAGCAATACCGAAAGACACTAAGATCCAAAGTAAAATATTCATGGTGTTGTATAACTTCCTCTCGTCTGTATAATCCCTTCTATCTGGGCAGGTAATTGATGCTCCTTTATGAAGGCTTGTCTATTTTCTTCCCATCCCTCTCTTCCCACTAATTCTCCAGCGGAAAGGTGAGCTATTTTAAGGTTAACGGTAACATTAGTTAGCCCCTTTTTGAATGCTGTAAATGTATAGTGGAGATCATAAAAATCCCACTCCCCAATTAAATAGTCTGGTTTTTCTAACCCTACCTCTCTTAAAGTTTTGGCAGAGGCAGCTAAAAATAAACCATCTAAAACTACCACTTTACTTATAGGTCCATATGATGTAGGATATAAGGAATTTTTATCTTTGTTGAAATGAAATACATGCCCGGAATGATGTCCTTGTTGCCATCTTTCTTGGTGCCACCATACTGCATCTTCTCCCAATAGTTTTGTGCCTGCGGGTCCTACGAAGCCATATCCTGGTGCATTTACAATACTTAATGCTTGGGTTATCTCTTCAGAGCTTTGATCTAGAGATATGTCATCATGACATAGAATAAAAATATCGCTGTCGTCAGGATTTATTTTATCAAAAGCTTTTTTATAGCCCGAAAATATAGATTTCTGGTCCACCATGAGCATTACTTTAGAAGGAAGCCTAGATAACCGGGACACTAATTTCTCTGTCACCGTACTTAGATTTTTGCTTCGCGTGCAGATTATACTGTATATTTTCATTATTCTATAATATATTATGAGCCAAGACTTTTTACAAGAATTTGTTAGATCCAGGGATAATCCCATTTACTTTATGTCTAATTATATAAAAGTTACACACCCAGTAAGAGGATTAGTCCCATTTAAATTATACCCCTTTCAAAAAGGAATTGTGAAGAACCTTGATGAAAACAGATTTAATGTCTTGAGAAAGTTTCGACAGGCAGGATGTACCACTATAGCAGGAGCTTATTCTCTTCATTTTACTAATTTCAATAAGCACAAGACAGTCGTGATTTTATCCAAGGGGGATACAGAATCTACGGAGGTTCTGGATAGAATAAAAATTATGCATGATGAGTTGCCCAAATGGTTAAAACAACCTATCACTGAATCTAACAAACATACTCTTAAATTCAAAAACGGGTCGGTAATAAAATCACGTCCTTCAGGAAAGCAGTCTGGACGTTCATTAGCAGGCTCACTTCTCATCATTGATGAGGCTGCGTTCATTGAAAGTATCGACACTATTTGGGCTGCGGTCTACCCTATCATTTCTACAGGAGGTCGGGCTTTTGTTCTTTCTACGGTTAATGGTGTAGGAAATTGGTATCATAAAATTTATAGTGAGGCATTAAAAGAAGAAAATGCATTCAATGTAATTGATATCCAATGGAGAGATCACCCGGAATACAAAAAGCAGGAAGGGTTTGATTCCCTATATGAGGAGCTTGAGGGAAAGGGGGTTAGCGTTGAGGACTGGGAAAAAGTAACAAAGATCAACATGCCCTACAAGCAGTGGCTGCAAGAATATGAATGTGAATTTTTGGGTACAGGTGATACTTATATTGAGGGTAGTATACTTAGGAGATTGGTAGAAGATGTTTCTCCTGAATTTGAAATTAAGTATAATAATAGGATGCGAGTATTTAAACAAGCCGATCCTACAAGGCAGTATGTGATGGGGGTGGACACCTCCCTGGGAAGGGATAGGGATTACTCAGCATTTCAAATATTAGATTGTTATACAGGAGAACAGGTGGCCGAATTTTACTCTAATAGAACACCCATCAATGAGTTTGCTGAAATTATAGACAGGGAGGCTACCCTATATGGGACTGCCCTGGTTATGCCAGAAAGAAATACCATAGGGGAAAACCTCATAGATTGGCTTTTTAATGTATTTGAGTATGAAAATTTGTGGATGGAAGAAGGGGATGACAAAATAGGTTATCTCACTACAGCCAAGAACAAAGAATTTATGTTGGCTAAAATGGAAGAGTTTATTAGGAAACAGGTAATTAAGATTAACTCCAAGAGAACTGTGGAAGAATTACTTACATTTATAATTGATGATAACAACAAGATAAAAGCTGACAGGGGCAAGCATGATGACCTAATTATGAGTCTAGCTTTGGCTACTTTTGCCCTACATACTTTAAGCGAGAATGATCTTTTAGAATATTCTCAAATTCCTCACAAAGAGAAGCTTCCTCTGGTTCCTGATGTGTGGAAAAGAAGTGTGGCTACGGCAGGTGGAATTACGGAAGAAGATATGAGATGGCTATTGACGAAGACAAAAAAGTAGATGAAGGTGCAATAGGATATACTAGCTTCCAGGCTTCTCCTGGTGTGGGGGATCATGTGCGCGGAGGATTTCTACGGAAATTCTTAGCTGCCTTCTTTACTAAGAAAGGCCAAGCAGCTATAGCTGATGAGGATATAGCGGATGGCGAAGTTGTAGGCGATACTGTCCGAACCTTAGATGTCCCCAAAATAACAACACCAGAAGGGGGTGAGGACCATCCTACAGGTTTTACCGTAGCCAAAAGTTCTGTTCTGCTTCCTCAGCAGGAAGCAGATAGAAAAGAAAGATATAAAAGATATGAAGAGATGGATCACTACCCTGAGGTAGCTGCTGCTTTTGATATTTATGCTGATGATGCTACTCAAAAAAGTTCTGATGACAGAGAATGGATTATTAAAACTGAATATGATTTTATCAAAGATGAAGTTGATAAACTATTTAGCAATGTAAGGTTGGATAAGTTCTATTGGGATATTACCAGAAACACGGTAAAATATGGCGATTGTTTTATAGAGACAATCTTAGATTTAAATAGAACTAATTTAGGTATCCAAAAAATAAAAGTACTTAATCCTAATTATATTATACGAGTTGAGAATGAGTTTGGCTACCTTCAGAGGTTCCTTCAAGAAATACCTAGACGTGATACCGCAGGAGTTATTCCTAGTAGGGTGGATGATTTTGCTCAATCTAAATTTATTAATCTAGATAAAAACCAAATAATTCATTTCCGGCTTTATACTTCTGACCCTGCTTTTTATCCTTACGGTAAATCTATAGCTGCCCCTGCTATGCGGATATTTAGATCCTTGAGGCTGGCTGAAGATGCTATGCTGGTGTACCGCTTATCTCGCGCCCCTGAGAGAAGGATTTTTTATGTGGATGTAGGGAATCTTCCCACATCTAAAGCAGAAGTCTTCATGGAAAGACTTAAGGAAAAGTTCAAGAAAGAGAAATTCTATAACCACAATACTGGAAATATAGATGCGCGTTACAACCCCCTGTCTGCTGACGAGGATTTCTTTGTTCCTCATAGAAATAATAAGGGAACAAAAATTGATACTCTTCCTGGGGCTCAGAATCTAGGTGAGGTAGAGGATGTTCGGTACTTCCGTGATAAACTTCTAGCGGCATTGAAAATTCCAAAAGATTATGTTGTCGAGAAA